GTACTCAACGTCAAGCCAGGCGGCAGTATGCCTGAGTACACGGAGTATGTCAATGCTCCTCCTGTACGTGTGTCTTGGTCTGTTGCTGTTATCTGATGCGAAACCGACTCACCATCCAGTGCCCAATACAGTCCTACTCTAGTTGAGTCTGCTAGTTGGAGTTGGCCGGATGCTGTTGTGAATGTTGGTGCGTCTTCTCCTTGCACATCTAATGAAAAACTTCTATCAGTAATAGTTGATCCCGAAGTGGCTCGCACAACGAATGTGTAAAGAGTTCTTTTTTCTACCTGTGCCGGTATACCTGTTAATAATCCTGTGGATGTAAGAGCCATACCTGTGGGTAGGTTTCCTGCTATCACTGAGTAATCTATCGCTGTTGAGTCGCTGGTATTCGCTTCTAGTTGCAGTGAATACGAACTATCCTCTTGATACGTGGCTAGATTGCCTTTAGTGGTTGTCCACACTGGTGTTGCCATAACTCTTACTCCTTATAAGGGTATTTATTAGAGGTAATCAACTATTATTCTGAGTACGAATCCAGTGTTCTAGGTGCTGTTGAAGGTTTTCACGTTCGGTCTGATCTAACTCACGTTTTATCGCTTCTTCTAATTTTGCTATTTTAGATAGTGGTGATTTGTGTTTATAATTATTATTTCTTCTCATTGATGTTGCAGTTTTACTGCTTGTTGTTAAACGTCTATTGCTGTTCTTTGGAATTTGAACACACAGCTGTCAGCAGAAATGGTTGTAGCCATTAATCTCACATTGCCGTCGTCTATGTCTGCTGTGAACGTGGCCAGAGGTGTACTATAAGAAGTAGTTGATCCAGAAACTGATATGTATGCTTCTATGGTGCTGTCAGCACTTGGACCGTGTATCACACTGGCTTCTACTATTTCATATCTGCTGTTTGTAGCATCTGTGATTGATATGTAATATTTCGCACTCCTGTATGTGGCAGAAGCGAACGAATCTATCTGTGTAGTTGCAGATGAAGACACTGTTGTTGTGTTGTCATTGATGTCTGAGTGGGCCAATGTTGCCGCCGCTGTAGCAAAGCCTAGGTTCCCGGAACCATCAGTCTTTAGGAACTGTCCGTTACTTCCATCCGACGTTGGGAAAGCAAAGCCACTTATAGATACTGTGCCTGATCCGTTTCCAGTTAACTCGAGATTGGCGTTAGATGCGTTGGTTGTGATTGTGTTGTCTGCTATCGTTACCCCATCTATCACCGCTGATGTGTTTGCTGTCACTGTTGTAAATGTTCCAGCAACAGGTGTTATACCACCAATCACTGTGTTGTCTATCGTTCCGCTGTTGATGTCTGCTTTAGCTATCACCACCTGTCCCGTTCCTGATGGTGTCAACAGTAAATCTGAATTTGACTGTGTTGTCTTAATCTCGTTGTCTGTTATGTTGATGTTTGAGTCAACAGTTAAATTTGCAATTATCACCGAACCTGTTCCACCCGGGGATAGGTTGATGTCTGCGTTTGAGCTTGAACCTATTGTGTTGTCATTGAATGTTAGGTTGTCTATAGTTGTAGTGCCTGCCAAACTAGTTGTGCTGGTCACGGTCAACGTTGAAAGTGTTGTAAGTCCACTAGGTACTGCTAGTGTTGAACCTAGGTTTGTCGCACCTGAAAGTGTCGATGCCCCAGACACTGATATAGTCCCGTCTACTATCAAATTCTCATTAATGTTTATAGCAGTTGAGTCATCCGAACTTAAACTAGTGCCACTAATTTTTATTGCACCAAATATCACAGAACCTGTACCGTTCGGGATCAGGTTGATGTTGTCGTTGGTCCTTGTACCTTCTATGTTGTTGTCGTTGATCCTTATTGCTGGGAATGAAATTGCTCCTGTACCGCTGGGTGCAAAAACTAGATCATCATTTGATCTGTTGGCACGTATCTCATTTCCGCTGATGGTGATGTCTTCCACGAACAACGGTGAAGCATAAATTTCTACGAAATTCGCCTCGACCTTTTGCATTGCCGCTCTTAACGTGTCGCCTGTTCCGTCGTTTGCGTTTGACCCTACGTTTAATGTTTGTTGTGACATAATTCTATACCTTCAATACCTTTTTAATAAATTTTAAAACCTGATTGTTAGTGTTATTTACTCTTCCTAGCAACCTAACATTACCGCTGTCTATGTCTGCTGATAGCTCTAATGTATCATAAACTGAAGATCCATCTCCATCACCGTTGCCTACACCACCAAACACACTGAGATAAGCATTAGTTCCATCATGAGTAACATTAGCTTCTATCAAACTGTATCTGTCTGCAGTTGCATCTGAAATCTGTATATGGTATTTCACACTCCTGTAAGTAGAAGCACTAAAACTATCAATAGCATAAGTTAAAGAATTTCCTGTTACTGTGCGTGTGCCATCTAAAAAATCAGTGCTGGAGAACAGTATTGGCGAAGTGAACCATGATAGGTTTCCGGAGCCGTCCGTTTTTAAAACTTGTCCTGTACCGCCGTCTGCATTTGGTAGTTTAATGCCGTTGAGTGAAACGTATCCAGTACTGTTGGCTTCTAATTCTAAATCATCATTGGACTGTGTAGTTGTGATCGTGTTGTCTGTTATAGTCAATCCTGTGGTGCTGAGTGAACCAGTATTTGTTGGACTGAAAGTTAGTGTTGTGAAAGTGGACGCGGCCGGAGTTGTTGCACCTATTACTGTGTTATCCACAGTTCCTTCGTCTATATCAATTTTTGAAAGTATTATGGAACCTGTCCCACTAGCTGACATAATCATGTCATCGTTAGACCTTGTTAACTTTATCACATTGTCTGTTAAATTTATACTTGAATCTATAGTTAGGTTTGAAACATTAACTACCCCTGTTCCTCCTGGTGTTAAATTAATGTCTGCATTTGAGCTAGATGAAATTATGTTGTCATTGAATGTTAAGTTGTCTATTGTTGTAGTGCCTACAAACGACGATGCACCTGACACTGATAATGTTGAAAGTGTTGTAGTGCTTGTAACATCTAATGTAGAATTAATTGTAACAGCTCCTGTGAATACAGGAATAGTTGAATTCAATGTGCCGTCTACTGTTAAATTGTCATTTACATTAATAACGGATGAATCAGCGGCATTTATGCTAGTGCCTGCAAAACCTAGACCGTCTATAATTATGTATCCTGATCCGTTAGGTATAATTTTAAGATCATCATCAGTAACCACGGCTTCTATGTTGTTGTCATTAAATCTTATTCCTGGGAACAGTATTGATCCTGTGCCTGCAGGTTTTAGATCTATGTCTGCATTTGAAAGGGTGGAACTTATGTTGTTCTGTACTATGCCTATATGTGACTGCACTGCACTAGTGGCGTACAGTTCCGTGAAGTTGTTGTTTACCTTTGCACCGGCGATCCTAATGCTATCACCTGTGCCATCATTGCCGATTGTTCCGACGTTGATTGTTGACTGGGTCATGTTAGATACTCGCTAGTGTGATTTTTTTCCATATTATTGATGAACCATCATAGTTGGCAATGCATACATATAAATTTGTTGCGTCCCAAGATATGGATCCTGCTACATCACCTGTGTTTCCAACAGCAGTTGCAGTTTTTGTTGTTGTAATAACAAGTCTGTCAGCATCAACTGTTACCTGACCTGTACCGTTTGGATCTAATATAATGTTACCGTTAGTGTCGGCACTTAAAAGTGTGTTGCCAGACAGCTGTAAGTCACCAGACAATTCTGCGAAATTGGTGTTGATCTTAGTCATAGCGGTACGTAAAGTATCGCCTGTTGCTGGGTTTCCATCTGATCCCGTGTCTATTGTTAGTCTAGTCATAATTTGTTACACGTATTTATTAAAGTGTAATCTATAATTTCAACCACTGTATGTCATCACGTCTGCCTTCTATCCACCTTTGCAGGTCCGCATATATGCCTGTCTTTATGTTGGGTTGATCAAAATACCATCGCAGGAACATATTGCCCTCCACATATTCTCTACGGTTGATGAAACGGAAATTGGTGGTAGGGAACTGTTTGATAATCTGCCTCAGTTGGAACATCCATTCATACTTAAGGTATGCCTTCATGCTCACCCTGTCGGGGTAGTTGATTGTGTTCTTGTACAGGTTGTTCTGTTCTCTGCTAGGGGTATCTAATTCCCATTGACGAGATCCTAATATGTCAAATGCCAATATCACTATGTTTTTGATTCCTGACTCTGCCGCCATCAACACAGCACTCATTCCTGAACCTTTTGCCTCAGTAAAATCTAGGGTTTTTATGGCATTGCCTTTCTTGGCATTGCCTCCCCTCCATATCCTGTACAATTTCAGTCCTTTGGGCATATCGGTTTCTTGATCACCATTGCAAATGTAGTTCCACGCACTGATGTTATCTGGTCCGTATATTTGTAAATTAAGTTTTTCTATATCATGCCACTGTTTCAGTTCCTCGTACATAGGAGGATTGACTGCGACGATATGATCACAAAGGTCTGGACGATCCCTGTATATGGCATTACACCCGTATATGATGCCTTTGTTTTTTAAATTATCTATTGGAAAAATGTTTCTTGATTCACCGTTGCCTATTACAAATGCGGTGTCCATTATTATTATTCTTCTGTATGCATAGTGTGTGACATGAAAGGTGTGTAACCTTGTTCGGTTGCTTGTAAATCGTCCTCACT